AGTAAGTTGACCTAATCTCGCACCAAGTCTTCCCCCAATAGTTTTAAAATCTTTTACATCAAGTGCCTTGGCAGCATTACCCATAGTTTTACCTATGTTTGTAAATCCAGCTTTAAACGATTGAATGTTCATTCTAAACGCTTTAAAAACTCTCCCTATTGTAAAATTATAAAGTAATTGGAAGGGTTTCATGAATAGTGCTAAAGTTCTTCCTATGCGTGTTTTTCTAAACCACGCCGCTAACATCTTTAACGCTTGCCATTCTTTTCTTAATTGATAAAAAAATGCAACCACCGCAATGATAGGAGCGGCAATAAGACCAATTATTCCACCTAGAGTCTCTTTCGTCATGGCCTTAACCATTTTTTCTAAAGATTCATCCATATTTTCTAAGGTGTCTAAAATTTTACCAAAGGTAGTTAATTGTAATTTAGCACGCCTTTCTTCTTCCCTGTCTTTTTCTGTCCCACCTATACCATCAGGTGCAAACCCCATTGCTTTGACCATAGTTGAAAATACAGTAGGAAGTTTTGTTAGTTCTTTATTTGTTTTTTCTACTTTTTCTGAGACTGCTTTTTCAATATCAAAACCTTTAACTAGGTTTTCATTGACTGATTGAAGCTCAGTGATGGTATCTTTAAGACTCCCTTCTGTTGCTGGATTATTTTTTACCGCCATTATTTTTTACCTTTACTTTCTGATGAACCACCAGAACCACAGTACAACCCAAACCATGCAGCCCCAGCACCCACAACTACAGATACAAATGCGCTCTGTGCATTGGTTGGGTCGGGGAGTGTCATAAACCAATCAGTTACTTTATAGAACATGACACCATATAGTGTGATTAACATACGTGGCCAAATTCTCCACTTGTCTATTGCTTGTGCATGTGCAGAGTTATACCAACTCGCTGGTTCTACTTCTGTTGTACTTCTATCAACCTCAATTATGTTTACGGTTTCAGTCTGTTTCCCTCTTGCCATTTTGAAGCTCCTCAATTCGATTTGAGTTGTTAGTTATTCTATCTTTGTTATTTATAGGAGTATGGTCAAAAATTATCTTTTCTATTTTAAGAAATTCAATACGTTCATTAGGAACATATCTCCATACATAATCCCCATCGAAATCCCCATGAGACTTGGTTACACCAAATACTGTCTGCGTTATTCCTATTTTCACAATCAATGCACGTTCTCCATCTATAAGAACATGATCGCCCTCTTGAAACTGCTTGTTCATCTGAAACGCAAGACCTTTACTGAACTTAGTCGCAAAGTCTTTTATCATAAATCCTATGATAACAATCATTACCATACCAATGTAAGGTAACAGAAATTGAGTTATTTCTAATGCAGCTGCATTTGGTGTAGGTATATCCATTAACCTATCCTTGCCTTCTCTTTTTCCATTCTTTCATTTTCTTCTTTAATATGTTGTACTAATAATCCCAAATAAATTTCCCTTTCCCACGGCATCATATCATCTAACTCTTTTAAACTATAATTGTGATGTTGCATCATTGCAAAATTTATTTTAAAATAGTTCTCCAGAGAATCATGAGAAAGGGCTAACCGAAAAAACTTTGCATACCCTCAATCGGAACCTCACTTACTTTTTTGGTCTTAGGATTTTTCACTTTAATTATATGCTGTAATTTTGGCATAGTGTCAAAAAAATGAGTCACTTTTTCTAAATCATTTTGACTCATACTTCCCAAGAACTCATCTAAGTCTTTATCTGACATATCAACTTTGTTATGAATTGTATCTCCGTCATGAATTTCATGCACACACTTTTTTAATGTTTCAAACATGGTAGATACTTCACTTTCCTCTGAACCAAATCCTTGTGCGTCTGATAAAGTTGGGTATCTCATGTGCATAGAAATTTTATCTGTAAGTTGTATCACGTTGGTGTGATCCTCTTTCATTTGTATTCCTACTTCTGCCAAATCAACATTTACATCTACCCTAGTTTTTTCATCATCTGGACACAATACGTTGATAGTAATTTTTTCTCCAACAGATTTACTTCTAAGGTTGAGAAAAATATACTCTAGATCAAACATAGGATTTTCATAAGGATCAATCGATCCAAAAGTACATTCAGATATTATATTTGCAAATGCGCTTTCAATCTCCTTTTGTTTTTCTCCCTCTTGGGCCATCATCAGAATCTTTTGTTCTTTGACTAACCAAGGTCGGAATTTGAGTTTTTCTCCAGTAGAAGGTAAATCCAATTCATAAGTTGCGGTATTAAGTTTAGGTAAAGCCATAATTTTTCATCCTTTATTCATGGTTTAATAATTTAGAATAGTCTAGAAACTGCGGGCAATGCTCGACTTATATTTCTTTCTGCGACATTATTTAATGTCTGTCCTATTCTATCAGTTAGACTTGGGCCCTTTTGATTTATATCAAGACTTTCCCAATATCTAAAATTCATATCCACACTCCAAATAAGTAGGGAATTGGTGGTTCCGTATGCAAGAGCGGTATCTCCTAAAGTCTTAGGAAATGCCTCCATCAACCTCAAACCATATCGTCTTTGCATCTGCTGGTCTAATAGGTATATGTCTACTGCACCAACATAATGGTTATAATATCCTACTTGCCAAGTTTGAGGGTTAAATGTACGATGCTGCCACTTTTCAAATGCAACTCGTTCTGTTGCATCTGATGAGCTCTGAAAAGTTAGAGTAACAGAATCCGCATACATAACACTGTTCACAACTTGTCTACGAGGGCCATGTATGTTTACATCGTCTATGGTGTTGAGAGTTCGGCCAGGTAAAGTAACAGAGTCACATCTCATACTGGTTTTTGCCATGTCGCCCCCTTGTCCTCCGGCCGCAACTTCTGCAACATCTCCTACATTCATATTTTGTTGTAGAGGGTTGTTTGATTTCAACTGTGGGGGGTGAATGATAACTTCATATTTGTTCGGGGATGCATATCCTTCGTTAGAACGAAACCCAGCAATAATGTCGTTTAGGACACCAAATGCGGCCCCCTCTAAAAATTTTGCTCCTGTTGCCATTAGATCATACTCCTAGATTCTTTCCATACTTCTGCACTACCAGCACCTTTAAATCTCTGTACTGGTAGTAGGGTTGCAATGGTAAATTCATCTGCATCGATTCTACGAAATTGAGATTTGGTTTGCCCTGCCAAATATCTATGTAGAGTGGGTTTTACTAAATTTATTCTTTTTAGTTTACTATAATCTGCAACAATTTTAGTACTTTCATCAAAGTTAGTGTTGTTACTAAAATCCACTATTCGATCCAATAATCTAATTCTCAAAGGTATGGGCAGATAATGAAAGTTTATACCTAGAAATCCGTCAGGATAGTTCTCTATGGGAAGGACTAAAGGGAAGGTATCATAATAAGGTAAAGTCTTCTTGTGTTTTGGATCATAGAAGAACATATTCAGTCTACCATAAAAGGGTCTGTTGGCCCTCTTACCATCCCGAATCAAATCCATAGCGCCAGGTTTTCCAAACTCGCTTATCTTTTCTCTATACCATTGAGTTGAACGAGGGCGACCACGAGCTTCATCTTTAACTTTCTGTATAAATTTACTAACTGCCATGTTACTATTTATACTTGATACCTAGATGATCCTCATTCAATACCTTGAATTCCATACTATTGACATCACAAAATTCTGTTGCATATTTCCATTTTGCCTCATTTACCGCCCATGTTTTAACTGCATTATAGAATCTTTTGGTTTTTCTGGTTGGTATTTTAGGTGGCCCACATTGAACTTTTGGTTTGATCTCTACAATGGACTTCTCTATTTTACCATCATGTCTTTTAACTTTTATATAAAAATCTGGAAAGTAGCGGTGTATTTTACCATCTACAGGTGATAAATAGGGTATAATGATTTCTTCACTCCCCCACTCTAATATCGCATCATTGGTATCACAATATACCATAAACTTTCGTTCCCATAGAGAACGATATACTATGCGATTGGGATCACCTTTATACTTTTTGGGGTTAATTGGTGTATAATTACCTTTGTATGCCACGACTTAAATACCTAAATAGTTTCATTGTAAGGATATTTAGACATGACTGTAGGTAACGCAATTGTTAATCAGGCACTAGGTGCTGCAAATCGTACAATGTCAGGTGGACTAAAGAAGGTTCTGGGTAATCTTCCTGGCTCTGCATTAAGAGGAAGAAGTGTCGCTGCTGGTCTTCCTACTCAGGGTAGTCCAACTATGAATCTTTCCTATCCTATGGATGTGGAAACCAACTCTCAACAAGGTCACTACATTATGTTCATGATAAATGTGACCTCTCCAGCATTAATAGAAAAACAGAAACATGCAGAATTGATGGCAGAGTTAGATCAAGAAGATGCCGATGCTGGTACTGGGGCCCAACAACAAATAGGTGGGGTCAGAGCAGCAGATGTTGGAGATGGTAAGTCCAGAATTTCTTCTGCACCTAGAGGAGCGATTGCAGTTAAAAGACCTCCTACTGTTAGACTTGCGAAAGCAATATCTCTTTACATGCCACCTCAAGTTAGGACAACTTATAATACCTCATACACAGAGGAAGAAATTGCATCTCTCTCAGAGGCAGGAGTTGCTGGAATACAGAGAGCGTTTGATGCATATGCAGCAGAAGGAGTCAGAGGTTTGATTCCAAATATGGAAACTGCAAAAGCAGGTGGTCAGGCCACAGCAGAGGTATTATCTAGTTTGACAATGGGTGCCGCTAAATCGACTATTGGCGCCGCAGGCCCACTGTTAGGAATTGCAGGAGCGGCAGGTGCATTAGAAATTGCGTCTGGAAAGATATTATCTAAAAAAATGGAATTACTATTTACTGGTGTTGGTCGCAGAAAATTTAGTTTCTCCTTCACCTTTATCCCTAAGAGTGAACAGGAATCTAAGACAGTTGATGAAATAATTTATACCTTCAAAAGACATATGATACCAGATTTTGCTGATGTTAGTGTAGGTGGAGTGGCACTCAACACTCAAGGACGGATTTTAAATATACCAGATACTTTTGATATTCAATATATGTTTCACTCTAAGGAAAATCCTTGGTTCAATAAAATTTCCACTTGTTATCTTCAAAACATGGATGTGCAATATGGTGGAGAGAGAATGACTTACTATGAACCATTGGATCATGAAAAAGGCGTTGGCCCTCCTCCACAATCAACAACCATAACACTTGCATTTGAGGAAATAGAAAAAATGTCTAGACCACGTATCGAAGAAGGATTTTAATCATGTACTTCTCTGCATTTCCTAAAATATTTTATTCTGGAACAGGTAAAAAAAATGATCACAAAATTGTGACCAACCTCTTGCGCCGAGTTGGAGTACGTGCAAAGGTCAAGACTCATTTATCTCTTTTTGATACCTATGACGTTAAAGAGGGAGAGACACCAGAGATAATTGCACATAAAATGTATGGGAGTGCAAATTATCATTGGATAATTCTGTTAGTAAATGACATCACGGATAGATACCACCAGTGGCCAATGTCCACTCCTCAATTTAACGCATATGTCAATGAAAAATACTCCGATCCTAATGGGGTACATCACTACGAAATATCTCAAAGTTCTGGTGATACTTCTGTGAAGATTGATGTTGGGACAACTAATGCAGATTACCCTACTGCAACTGCAATTACAAACTTTGAATATGAAGAAAAAGAACAGGACAAAATGAGAAATATCAGGATACTCGATCCCCGATACATAGGACAACTTGTAACTGAATATCAATCTCTTATAAGAGAAAGTGCGATTTAATGTCAGAAGGTTTATCTACGTCAGGTTCCGTCACTGTAGAGAAGGTGGAGATAATCAACGTCAGTGGCAATGCCGCAGACGTAACACAAAATACTTCATATATTGAGATATTTGAAGATATACAGAATCCTTTTTTGACAGGAAATATAAGTTTTAACGATCCTGTAAATCTAAAAGACTTAGGGCCTCTTGTTGGTCAAGAAATACTGAGACTTAAATTAAAAACTGATTCTATGGAAAAAGATGATGAAATAATTGATTCACTTTTCTTTATGTATGATTTGGCAAACTCCACAGAGGTCAATCAATTCAGTAGACAACACCAATATAAGTTTTGTTCAATAGAGGCGTTAGAGAATAATAGAACAAGGATATCTCGCCCTCTTAGGGGAACATTCTCAGACATGGTTAAGACCATTCTGAGGAATGATCTGAAATGTAAAAAAGACATATGGGTAGAAGAAAGTGCTGGCATCCACCAGACAGTCGGGACTGAAATTTCTCCTCTCGGTCTTATAGATAAAATTAAAAAACAGACTATATCAAAAAGTTTGAACAGTCCAACATATCTATTTTTTGAAACTTTGAATGGATTTCATTTTAGGTCGCTAGAGAATTTATACAAAGGAAGAATAATACAAGAACTTCTAATGCATAGTGAGGCCGGTCATGCAAAAGACCCTAAACAACATGGTTTTTCTGATGTCATACAAGAATTAAATACGATAAGAAAATTGACTTGTCACACCACTGTGAATAATCTAAATGCCACTTCTGGAGGAAATTATTCTTCTCAGGTTATTGAACATGATTTCTTCAACAAAAGAGTTACACATCATCACCCATATAATTATTTTGATTCTTTTAAAAATGAAAAACACATCAATACTTTTCATGGAAAAGAACAGGCACCCTTTTTGAGTGACGTATCAGTTAGGGGATATAAAACAAGGGAATCTGATCTGAACACCAAGAGATACGTTTGTGCGGCATCTTACAGCGATGAAAATAAAAAACAAGATTCTCACTATACAAATGTTTTTGGGGGTAGTTTAAATTTAACAGGTTATGCTCCAAATTCATGGTTGCCAAAAAGGACTTCTTGGATGCAAAATTTTGATGGTATTGCGGCCGAGGTTGTTGTGGATGGTAATACTGCACTACGATCTGGAGATATAGTTAAGATAGATTTACCGCCCAATGCATTGATTCGACAGGAAGATAAGACAAGACCAGATAGAGTTTATAACGGCCCATTTCTTGTTCGTAACATCATGCATAAATTTATTCTAGGGGGACAGGATAATTCACATATAATGGATATGTCTTGCGTTAAAGATTGTTTAGAGACAGATATGGAGTCTGTCGATTTTGAAACAGTACCACTTACTCATGGTAAGAGTAGAAAACAAAAACCAAAAGATTACATACTAACAACATAGAAAGGAGATGCCCGATTAAATCCAAAACCATATCCAACAAACTTAATGAGAAAAAGGAAGAAAAAATGGCTAGAACCAAAAGAAGAATCAAATCTATGAAATTCCAACGACAAGACCGCAACCTACAACATCTAGAACCACTTTCTGAGGAAGATAAATACATAGTACGAATGTCAGGATATAAAAAGGGATTAATAGGACACCAACGAAATGAAGAAATTCGGAGATTTGCTACCTCCCCTACATGAAGGGGTTTACGACCAACATATATTTAAGGCGTTTTTCCTTGCTGGTGGGCCTGGTAGCGGTAAGTCATACGTTGTCAGTCGCACCACTGGTGGGTCAGGACTTAAACTAGTCAACTCAGATGATGCATTTGAAAACCTTCTGAGGAAGGCAGGGCTATCTCTCAAGATGCCTAGTTCTGAAGAAGAACCCAGAGATGTAGTCAGAGGTCGTGCAAAAGAGATTACTGCAAAGAAGAAGGCAAACTATCTAGAAGGTAGACTAGGACTTATCATAGATGGAACAGGAAGGGAAGCAGAGAAGATATTGTTTCAAAAAAGACAACTAGAAGAACTAGGGTATGACACATACATGATATTTGTTAACACCTCTCTTGATGTTGCACTTCAACGAAATGCAGAACGCTCTCGTTCTGTTCCAGAATCCATAGTAACAAAATCATGGAAAGCGGTGCAGTACAACATAGGTAAATTTAATAATATGTT